TCTATGGCCGACCACATTAGATGCAATTGATCTGTCGTATGATGCCAATGATGCTGTAGAGGAATTTGGTGCTACATTCAGATTTAATTGGCTGTCAATTGGTGGTTTTGGTAATGCTACTGAGGAAGGAACTCGTACTGATTCTAAGGAAGCTGGTGGTCATTATATGTCTGAAGGAGAAGGTAGACAATAAGTTTTTATTCGTGATTATGCTGGTTTTCAATCAGTATAAATAGTTATACTATGGCAGAATTATTTGGATGGGAAGTAAAGAAGAAGGAGAGCGACAAGGCCAAAAGCTTTGTCGCTCCTTCGGACGAAGAAGGCACACTAGATATTGCTGGTGGTGCTGGTTTTTTTGGGCAGTACTTATCTTATGATAAGTCTGCTCGTAATGATTATGAACTGGTACGCAAGTACCGACAAACCTCAGAAAACCCTGAGTGCGACCAAGCGATAGAAGATATTATCAACGAAGCCATTACGGCTGATGAAACTGATATCTCTGTTGCGGTTAATCTCGATTGGGTTCCCCTTTCTATGTCCATCAAGAAAAAGATGGATGAGGAATTTAAAGAAGTTCTTACCCTACTACAGTGGAAAAAGAAAGGGCATGATATCTTTAGGCGATGGTATATTGATGGTAGAATTTTCTTCCATAAGTTGATTGATGAAAAATCTCCACGAAAAGGTATATCCGAAGTACGTTTTATTGATCCGAAGTTTATCAAAAAGATACGAGAAATAGAAAAGGATAAAGTGCAGGGTGGTATTGAAGTAGTTAAGTCTGTTAAAGAGTGGTATGTTTACAACGAAGCTGGTGTGTATCCTGCATTACCCGCTATAGGTGGTACTGCAAATATGCAGGCACAGGGTTTAAAAATTTCTCCTGATGCTGTTGCATACGTTCCTTCAGGATTATATAACCCCACAACTAATCAAGTTTATTCTTTATTGCAGAAGGCAATCAAGCCTACTAATCAATTAAGAATGATTGAAGATGCGGTAGTAATCTATCGTATCGCTCGTGCTCCAGAAAGACGTATCTTTTATATCGACGTTGGTAATCTACCTAAACCTAAAGCTGAGGCATACATGAAAGATGTTATGTCACGCTATAGAAATAAAATCGTATATGATTCTAATACTGGTGAGATTGTGGATGACAGAAATCAGATGTCTATGTTGGAAGATTTCTGGTTGCCTCGTCGTGAAGGTGGCCGGGGTACTGATGTAAGTACATTATCTGGTGGTCAAAATCTTGGTGAACTGGAAGATATAAAATACTTCCAAAAGAAACTTTATAAGTCGTTGAACATACCTATCTCTCGTTTAGAGTCAGAAGGTGGTTTCAATATGGGTAAATCTACTGAGATTACCAGAGATGAAATAAAGTTTAGTAAGTTCATTCAACGTCTGCGTAAGAAGTTTGCAGAGTTATTTCAAGATATGCTTAAGACTCAGTTATTGCTTAAGGGTATTATGACTGATGAAGATTGGAACCATATTAAAGAATATATTGTTTATGATTTTAAAGATGATAATCATTTTCAAGAGTTAAAAGAAATTGAAATTCTTAATGAAAGACTGTCTGCATTGCAGGCTGTCAATGATTATGTCGGTACATATTATTCAGTAGAATATGTCCGACGTTATGTATTGCGTCAATCTGATACAGAGATAGAAGCAATTGATAAACAGATTGAACAAGAAAAGAAAGATGATGTTATGGACGATGACGCTGGTTTAGATCCAGGCAGGCCGATTGGTAGTAATATGCCTGAGCCTGAAATGCCACCCATGAATGGTAATGGTATGCAACCACCTACAGTTCCTGGTGGTGATGAGGGTCAAGCTGATGCTGATCAAGAATATTCAGGTCCAGAGACTGCGTAACTTATAAATATTAGAGGAAACTTATTATGGATAAAAATCTTAAAAAGATGATTGACAATGTTGCTGACGGTGATATGGCTGCCGCTGGTGATGCGTTTAATGCTGCTGCTGATGCACGAAGAGCAGATACATGGAAACAAGCCAAAATAGATTACGCCCAGAGAGCTTTTAAAGAAGTTGATCTAGGCCCAGTTTCGGCCGGACAAGACACAGGCATTACAGGTGACCCGGCTGAAGTAGAGGATTAATAAATGAAACTTATATCTGAATCAATAGAGGATGTTGATTATCTTATAGAAGATGATGACGCCGGTAAGAAGAACTATAAAATCCGGGGTCCATTCTTACAAGCCGAGATTAAAAATAGAAATGGTCGCATCTATCCTATGCACATTTTAGAAAAAGAAGTAGGCAGATATAATACAGAATACATACAGAAGAATAGGGCATTTGGTGAACTCGGACATCCCGATGGTCCCACAGTAAATCTCGAAAGAGTATCACATATGATTACTAATTTGCATCCTGATGGAACTAATTTCATCGGTGAGGCAAAGGTCCTGGATACTCCGTATGGTAAAATTGTAAAGAATCTCATAGACGAAGGTGCCAAGTTAGGGGTTTCGTCCCGAGGTATGGGGTCTCTCGTTCCGATGCGAGGTGCCCAAGTTGTAAAAGATGATTTCTATCTGGCAACTGCTGCAGATATAGTCGCAGATCCGTCTGCCCCCAATGCTTTCGTTGAAGGTATCATGGAAGGCAAAGAGTGGGTATGGGATAATGGCGCAGTAAAAGAGATGGATATTGATGCTTATAAGAAAGAATTAAACATGAAATATCAAAGGGCGCAAGCTAGAGAAGAAAAAGCTATCGAAATCTTTGAAAATTTCATGTCTAAATTTTGAATATTATAAATAACTTATATGTACATTAAAAACAGGGAGTATTCCAAATGACGGATATTAACACTGAACTAGAGAGAATTGCCGATGAAACATTGGGCAACCCTCTAGAGGAAGCACAGGGTGGCCTAGATAGTAAAGGTGACCCACGGGCTCCTATGAAAGGTGCTGCTGCTGCCCAGAAAGAAGCCAAAATTGATGGTGGAACTCCGGGTGGTGAGACACAGGACATGGGCCCCGCAGTTGTTTCTCCAGAAGCTAAATCTGATCCGGGTGATGCCGCCACTAAAAAGGCGAAAAAGGCTAGTCCTCCTACAACCAAATCTTCTGACGCTTCTTCCAAACCTATGGGTGATGGCAGTGGTGAGATGAAGGTAGGGACACGGGAAGAAATAGAATTAGAAGGTGTCGATCCAGAGGAGAAAGACTTAGAAGCTGCTCGTAAAGCCGAGAAGAAAAAGGCTGGTAAGGGTGGTGGAACAGCAGGTCGGCCTCAGGAAGAGCCGGATGAAGATGAGGAAGATGGAGAAGAAGTACAAGACGATGAAGATAAAGATGACGAAGAGGAAGCTACTCGTAGTAAAAAGCGTCCTACCGCTGAAGAGCGTGTTGCTGCAATTGATCTTTCCGGCGATGTTGATGCATTGACATCAGGCGAAGGTCTTTCAGAAGAATTTAAGACAAAGGCTGCTACAATTTTTGAAGCTGCATTGAAGTCTAAGATTCGTACCGAACTTGAGCGTCTAGAGGAAGAGTATGCTGAGGCTTATGATTCTGCTATTTCAGAGGCCAAAGATGAGTTGACCGCTAAGGTTGATGGTTATCTGACGTATGTGGTCGAGGAATGGATGAAGAAGAATGAGTTGGCAGTGGAGCACAGATTAAAAACTGAACTTGCTGAACAGTTTATTTCAAGCCTACGGGCACTGTTTGAAGAGCATGATATTGCAATTCCTGATGAGAGATTTGATATGCTAGAAGCTGCTGCAGAGCAAGCTGATGACATGGAAAGTCGCTTGAATGAGGAAATTGAGAAGAATGTTGATCTAACACAGAGAGTAAATGAACTGTCGAAGAATGAAATTCTTTTAGATGTGGCTTCTGATCTAGCTGATACAGAAGTCGAAAAGTTTGGCGAGCTTGCAGAGAGTGTAGAGTACGAGAACGGTGAAGATTATCGTTTGAAATTGGAAACAATTAAGGACTCTTATTTTCCTAAAGCCACAATAAACGAAGAAGTAGAAGCAGCGCCGAATTATGAAGATGTAGAAATGTCATCCGGTAAAATGGCTGCATATATGAATACTATTAGTAGAGCACAGAAACGTGCGGCTAATTAATAGTTGAATTTAAAAATTTTTATTTAAATAAAAAATAGGGAGAAAAAAATGTTTAACACTGAACACCTACAGGAAAAATGGCAGCCAGTCCTAGAGCATCCTGATCTTCCCGAGATTAAGGATTCTTACCGGCGTGCTGTTACTACTGTAATATTGGAAAACCAGGAGAAGGCAATGTCTGAGGATCGTGAGTTCCTCGGTGAAGTCACAAACCAAACTGGTTCCGCAATTGCGAATTGGGATCCGATCCTGATTTCGCTCGTTCGTCGTGCTATGCCTTCCCTTATTGCTTATGATATCTGTGGCGTCCAGCCAATGACTGGTCCTACAGGTCTTATCTTTGCGATGAAGGCTCGGTATACGTCACAATCAGGAACAGAAGCTCTGTTTAATGAAGCTAATACAGCGTTTGCAATGCAGGCTGCTGGTGGTGCTGCTACACAAACAGGTGAAGATGTAATATCTGCTATTACAACTACAAACTATTCTGTGCAACATGGTATGACTACAAACACTGCTGAGAATCTTGGCAATGCGTACACACCGTCAGTAAATGCTTTCGCAGAAATGGCATTCAGT